ATCCTTAAATTTCTATCATACCACCATAATACTTCTTGGTAAAGGTGCTGACATTTGTTGGTTTACCACCGACTCCTTGAGCCTTACTTCTTTTTCTGCTGACAGCAGAGGCCCTTTCTGACTTTGTCATTCGTGTGGCTTTTGCAAGTGGGACGCATTTTGGGTACTTTCTTTTTGATCCACTTACTGATTTCCTTCCACAGGGTTGAAATTTTCCATTCTTCTTCGGTGCCCCAATGTCTACCCATTTTTCGTTGAACCATTTTTTTAGTCCCATTAGAATATACCTTTAAAACTCGTGCCTTTTATGGCTGCTCCTGCTCCTCGGCACATTCCGCCTTTAGTATATTTTTTTAAGTTGGTACCCATTAATTGAATTCTTTCTTTATCACCACTAGATTTAATTCTATCTTTCTTTTTATAATTTTTTGCTGATTTAGCTTCATCTAAGGCTCTAACTTCTGCAGCAGTAAACATTCTACCTTTTTTAACTTCATTACCTTTGTCAAAACTTTTTGAAAATGAAAAAATAACTTCTTTATTTTTACCAGTTTTAGAACCAGTTAAAGATAGAGAGGAATCTTTACCCTCTTTAGTAAAAGTAGCTCCTATTGTGCTATTAAGATTTTCTTTAGATACTTTACTAAAAGGTTTTGATACACTTACATCAAGTTTTTTGTCACCTTTTTTTACACCTAATTCTGCTTTTGGTTCAGTAACGTATTCGTTATCAAATGCACTAAGTGCACCAGTGATATCAATTCCTTTTTTCTTACCCATCAATCATTCCTTTATAATAATTAGAAAGACTTTTATTTGAAACCTCGTGACCTGCCAAATTACCTTTTACATAGCTACCGTCATATGGTTGTAAATTTTGTGCAAATTTTCCGTCAGAAGCTTTTACAATTGAATCTAAAGATTTAGCTTGTGCTTTATGAAGTCTTGAAGCTTTATGTAAAGCACCAGCAACTTTTTTAATTTTAGCCTCTCCTCCAGAAACTTTACCAGCTGGTTTAGGACCTTTAAAATCTTTTCTTTTTAAACCTGATGGGTCTTTAATTTTACCTGCACAAATTTTACTAGCGTATGCGTTAGCGTATGCACTGGGATATACCTTAAACTTACGCTTTGCTGCAGCTTTACCTCTAGAACATAATTTTGTCATTATTTTTAATCCTTTTTCTATTGTACAATTTTTTTGATTGTACCACCCTGAGACTAAAAATTCTAGACCTTAGCTTTTTTAGAATTGGATTTTTTTTTAAGTAATGCAATAACTTTTTGTTTTTTCTTTTTTTCATCTCTCGCACCTCTTAATTTACCTTCTACTTGCTTGCTTATTTGTCCTCTTGTGATTGCCATTTTTTCTCCTTTACTTATGTATGTTGCTTAAAACCTCAAATAAACTTGGTACATTTTTTATAGATTCTTCACATAATTTTACTCTATTATTTAATTTTTTTACATAAGGATCAAAAACATTTTTTAAATCTTCTTCTTTAAATCCTCCATTTTTTATTAAAGTTTCTTTACTTGTCGGAGCCCAATGCATCCCTGCTGCTATAGAATGTAGACCTGAAAAATCATCATATTTATAATCATAAGTTTTTCTGTAAACAGCATCTAAAAAACCTTTAATATTTGTTGTACCTAAATCTATTAAATTTTTATCCCAATTTTTATTTAAACAATGTTTCCAATATTCAGTGTCATCTCTATGAGATAATGCATAGTGCAAAGCAACAAATTCAGCAAAACATCTAAACATGTGTTTACATTGAAAATTAAAATTATCTTTATCCCATTGTGATATTTTATCTCTTTGTAAATTTTTAACTAAATTAATTAAAAACTCATGAACAGAAAATAATCCATTACTTTCCAATGGTTCAATAAATCCAGCAGATAGTCCTATTGCAACTACGTTTTTTACCCAAAGTCTATTGTGAATACCTACACGCATTTTTATTTTTTTAAATTCTAAATTTTCTTGTCCTAGATGTTTTTTAAATTGTTTTAAAGCCGTATCATCATCAACAAACTTACTTGAATAAACATATCCAGTTCCTATTCGTGTCCACAAAGGAATATTCCAAACCCAACCATTTTCTATTGCTGTGCAATTTGTGTAAGGCACCAATTCTTTTTCTTTATTTTTATATTGAATTTTTGTAGCCCAAGCAGAATCATTAGGTAGCATATCACTGTAAGATTCAAAGGGTTCTTTTATAGTCTTGTCTAATAATAAAGATTTAAAACCAGTGCAATCAATATATAAATCTGCTTTGTATTTATTATTTAAAGATTTAATTCCATTTTCATCTTGTTCAATAGAAACAACATCATCAACAATATGTTTTATCTTTTTACAATAATTATTTTTTAACCAAAGACCAAACTTAGTAGCATCAAAATGATATGCTCTTATAACTTGGTTTATATCAAATTTATTTTGGTTTACAAAAGCCATTTGAAGTGGATATGTGCAATTAGCATAATCTGAATATGGAGTTTCTGGATATAATATTTTTTTAAACCACCAATCATTAGTCCCTGCTTTAGCATCTGTTATTGAAGGAAGACCAAAGGGATAATGAAAAGCTTCACCTTTTTTATAAAAATCTGTAAATTTTATACTTAATTTATAACTACCTTCTACATGTTTAATAAAATCATTATCTTCAATTTTAAGCAAACGCATCCAATCTGAAATTTGTCCAAGAGTGCTTTCTCCTACACCGACTGTTGCTATATTTTTTGATTCTATTAAAGATATTTCATGATTTGGAAATTGTGATTCTAGGGTAGCAGCAGTCATCCAACCGGCACTTCCACCTCCTACAATCAATATTTTCATAGTAATAAAATTAAATATATTATATTAAATCTCTTGCGTTACCAATTATTGGTTTATATTTAACCTTACCATCTTCTCTAAAAGCTCTCAACAATTGTTTTCTTGGATTTTCAGATACGTAGCTGCAATGGACCCACCCACTGTTTGGTTCACCAGGAGTGTAAAACTCAAGTATCATTTGGTCCCAATCTAGGTTTGCCTTGATCCAGTCAAAGACTTCAGCATTATCTGTGCCCAGACATTCGAAATCGACCGCCTCTGCCTTAGTATGCTGTGAAGTTAAACTGCTGCCGATAGCTACACATAACTCAGGGCTACGATAGCAACTGGTCACCGTTACTCTGCCAAAATGGTCTCGCACCGGTTGTAAAATATTTTCACAAAGTAATTTTAATTTTTCTATTTGATCTGCGTTGGGGTTGTTATCAATACCCCTACGTATTGCAGTGTCTGATTTAATAAGCTCTGCCAAGCTGAAGTTCCGTGTAAGCTTCATATATCTCCTAGTTAATTATCAATTTTTTAATGCTTTTACTACCATCAATATTATCTTCTAATTCAGCTTTACCTTTCCAACATTTATAAGTGATTGATTCTGAAAAAGTTCTCTCCGCTTCACGCTTGCCCCGTAAACAAATTGCCATCGAGGGTTGCAAACGTGCCTCCTTGATCTCTCCATTTACAAACATAAGTAATCCTACTACAGCCTCAATCATTGTGAACTCCCGTTTGTATATTTCATTTCTCTATTTGCATCTTTTAATTTTTCGATGTCTATTAATACTTTATCCATTTGTTTTCTTAAAAATTCTATATTTACTTTATTTAAAGCCATAGATTCTATATGTTTGTTTAGCTTGTCCGTGGTCTTATAAAGATCCTCGATCATCATGAATTGTTCCGAATCGGCGGGCAATGAACCTAGTTGTCCACGTGGCCATTTTATTCTAAACTCTGTATTTTCTCCAAGATCTTTTTCCATTATTTGTATCTTAGTGTCCGCAATGTTAAGACGTTCTAAAATTTGAAAGTAACCCATCGTACCGAGAGCAACGATTATGATCAAACTAGCAACCGTCTTCATAGGCATCTGCACGGCTGCTTCTTCAGATATATTTAATGGTTTCTTACTCATTTTCAAAAGTTTTATCTCCAGCTAAATCTTTTACTTCCTCCATTTCATAAAACATATTATCAGAATCTTCTGTTACCATGCTAGACTCTTCTGCATCCCAATATGTATTTTGGACTTTATAGTCAGGCCAGCTGTTATCAGTAGTATAGCTAGTACAGTGCCACAAAAGACGATTATTAGGCTGAGCTGCAAAATTACCATTATCAAGCTCCAATATATGTGCACACTTATGTTCTTGAGGTATTTCAGAATGTTCTGTATCCAAAATGTTAACATCTGGACTTGCCCAATCAATCGTGAATATATATTTGCCATGATAAAATTTTTTATCTAGTCCTAAAAATTTTCCTTTTAAACCGTCCAACCAATCAAAGCAAGTAACACTAGGCCAGTAGCTAAAACAATTCCACAATTCCAACTCGTGGACTTGCATATCTGGCACTTTACTTCTAGAAAGATGTTTTTGGAAAAACGCTGAGATAGGCAATCTCCAATAACACGCACCATTCGGTAACATGATGTTAAATAAGATGGCCCTACCTGAGATACTCGTGATACTGAAGATAACACAGTCTTCACTTTCTCCATGATGTTCTTTAAGGTCATAAAGATACTCCTTTCTTATCTTACAATATATTGGCGGTATGTTTGCGTTCAGATAAGCCATTTAACATTTCCATCTTCTCCTAGCCTGTCTTAGTCTAGAGTTAGGATCTTTTGCTGCTTTAGGAAATTTTTTCATTTGTCCTGCACTTCTAGCACAAAATGACTTACGTCTCTTTGCGTCTTTTGACCCAGGCTTAACTTTGCCAGTAACCGCTGTTTTTAATTTAGAACCAGGGTTTAAACGTCTGTAAGCTTTAACACCTGCTTCTGTCATTCCAGCTCCTTTTTTAGTAGACCTGAAATTTTTTTTATTTCTAGGTGGCATCCCACCTTTTTTAAAACTTAATAATTCTAAAGTATACTCGTCCATTATCCTGTGTAACTGATTGTTGAACCACCAGAATTTGTGATTACAGCAGTTATTCCTTCTTTAAATAAAACACCTGATCCAGGAAAATATAAATCTAATCCTTCAGTACCAAATGTATATTTTACTTTAAGATTGCTAGCAGATACTGCACCCGTAGTTTTACAATCATGAAATTCAACAGTGCCGTTTGCATGGCCTTTAGCTTGAATGCTAGTTAACCGAGCTCTTGCTGCACGCATGACATGCGTACCGGTAGCTTTGTGTACCGATTGTTGGTCGGATATAAACGAAGCCCCACCTGGCATAATTATTTATTAGTTGTTGTTAAATTAGGTCCAGAGTATTTATCTGTTAACAAAGTTACTGCTGCAACATTTGTTACTGTTGAAGCAAATATACCTTGTGGAAATAAAATACCATCTTCTGGAAAATTTAAACTGACCACATCACCTGTTGGTATATCAACAGTTAATAAATTAGTTCCGCCTGCTTTTTTTTCTGTATTTAAAACAACTGATCCTGCACCACCGCCATTAGATGAAACAAAAATTCCTCTTAGTCTAATTGGTTGTGCAATAATCGCAGTACCACTGGCAGCCGTAAATCTTGTTGCTTGTATATCATTTTTAAAACTCATAATTCTCCTAGTTTGTGGCTCCCGAAGGAGCCACTATTTACTTATTATACTTTTTGAGCCGAATCGTTATGGTAATTTTGTAAATATTTTACACCGATTCTTGCTTGTCCAGCTGTAGCTGAGTTAGTTACAACAATTGCAAATAACTCAATATCTGTTGCTCCAACTTGCCATCTATCAGTAGCTGATTGTAGCATTCTTAATGGTCCAACTGCTCCTGCTGCAATGTTGTGAGCTGCTGCAATGTCAGTAGCATTATCTGAACCATCACCTAAAGCTAAAGTAGTTGTAGATGAGTTTGCAAATAATGTTTCAACAAAAATTGAAATTTCTGTTATTTGCGAGTACGCTGGAATAATTAATCCAGTCGCTGTAGCTGTGGTATCATTGTAGTTGATAAGAGTGGGTGCTAGTTTTCCAACTTCTGTAAAACCAACATTAGCTCTATTTTGTCCAAGTACAGTACCTGTAGTATATTGA